AGCGGTGCGCTGGCTGCCGAGACCTCAGCAGGAGTTCTGACCTCATGAGTACCGAAACCCAAGCAGTAGAGCCGAGTGCAGCCCCAGCCGCTGAGCCGACGCCTACCCCGGCGCCAGCTCCTGTAGCTGGCCCGCCCCCGGAAGTAGCTGCTGCTGCCGAGGCTGCTCGCCAGGCTGCGAACCAACCCGCTGAGTCCCCGGCTGCCGCGCCCGAACCTGGTGGTCTACTCGCCCTGATCGGCGAGGACGTGGCCAGTGATCCGGCAGCAGCCGCCAGTATCGACCTGGTGAACCTCATCATCGAGGGTAAGGACCTCGACCTCGAACGTGCCTTTGGCAAGGCCATCGAGGAGGATGATCCACGCTTCATCGACGAGCGCTACCTGATCGAGGTGCTCGGCGAGCAGCAGGCCAAGGTCCTTATCCGGGAAGCTGGTCGGCTGAATGAGTCGGCCACCCGTGCCGGCGAGCGACTCCGTGATGAGATGCTCAAGGACATCCCTGGTGGCCAGGAGACCCTGACCCAAGCGGTGGAGGTGTTCAACTCTGTAGCGGACGAGGCAACTCGGGCCGTGATCGCAGAGCTGATCGACAGCGGCGACCTCAAGAAAATGAAGTTCGCCGCCAAGCAAATTATGGACTTCGCAACGGCCTCTGGTCAAGTCGTGGTGCATAACCAGCAACCTGTAGGCACCCCCGGTGCGATGCAGGGGCTTTCCCGCGAGGCTTATATCGCGGCCATCAATGAGCGCAACCTCTCCCCGGAGAAGTATGAGCAACTGCGTGCCCAGCGTCAGCTCGGCATCAAACAAGGTCTGTAAGGAGACTGATCCATGACTTATCCCGCTGCTAATACCCACACTCGTCCGGGCTGGGGTGGTGCGAACTCCGATGTTTCCCTGCACATCGAGGAGCACCTGGGCCTGGTGGACGCGAGCTTTATGTACAGCTCGAAGTTCGCCTCCTGGATGAACGTCCGCTCCCTGCGTGGCACCAACCAACTGCGCGTTGACCGCGTGGGTGCCAGCACCATCGCAGGCCGCAAGGCCGGTGAGGAGCTGGTGGTCCAGAAGAACGTCAGCGACAAGCTGAACCTGACCGTGGACACCGTGCTGTACGCCCGTCACTTCTTCGACAAGTTCGACGAGTGGACCTCGAACCTGGATGTCCGCAAGGAGACCGCCCGTGAGGACGGTATCGCTCTGGCCCGCCAGTACGACCAGGCGTGCATCATCCAGCTCCAGAAGTGCGGTGACTTCCTGGCTCCGGCCCACCTGAAGCCGGCCTTCCACGATGGTATCCTGCTGCCGAGCACCATCTCCGGTGCCCCGGCTGATGCCGCCGCCGATGCGGACATCCTGGTCGCCGCCCACCGCAAAGGCGTTGAGGAGCTGGTGTTCCGCGACCTGGGCGATCAGGTGATGTCCGAGGGTGTGACCCTGCTGGACCCGGTGATCTTCTCGTTCCTGCTGGAGCATGATCGCCTGATGAACGTCGAGTTCGGCGCCAAGGAAGGTGGTAACTCCTTCGTAGGCGGTCGTATCGCTATGCTGAACGGCGTGCGTGTGGTCGAGACCCCGCGCTTTCCGCAGTCCGCGATCACCGCGAATGCCCTGGGTGCTGACTTCAACGTCACCGCCGCCGAGGTCCGCCGCAAGATGATCACCTTCATCCCGAGCATGGCCCTCATCTCGGCCCAGGTGCACCCGGTATCCGCCCAGTTCTGGGAGGAGAAGAAGGACTTCGGCCACTACCTGGACACCTTCCAGTCGTACAACATCGGCCAGCGTCGCCCGGATGCTGTAGCGGTGCACGACATCACCGTCACCAACCCGTAAGGGCGACGGTAACAGCATGGACCTATCCTTCGGGGTAGGTCCTTTTTTTGGTTCTTCTCGCCGAGAAGGCCCAACAAAAGGAGACTCCTATGCAACTTACTTTTCTTGAGGCGGTGAACCTCGTCCTACGAGAACTCGGCGAGACCCCCGTGACCTCTGTAGACGAGACGTACCCCACGCTGGCGCAGATTCTCCCTGCTATGGAGGACGCTCGCCGGAACACCCTAGCCGAGGGTTGGTGGTTCAACAGCTTTGACGATTTCACCGCAAGTCCCACGCCGACCGGTGAAGTGATTTTATCCGAGGGCACCCTAGCTTTCTACCCGGAGGATGTAGAGAAGTTCACCTGGGCTGGCCGTTACGTCCGCTTGACCGGTACAGGCTCCAAGGTAGTCGGTGCCCCGGTGAAGGGGCGCGTCGTCTTGGACATCCCATACGACGAGCTACCCGAGGGTATGCGCTATCTCGTGGCGTACCGATGTGCCTACGAGGTGTACGTCGCCGATTTCGGCGCGGACACCACAGCACAGGTCATTGCGAACAAGATGTCCGCAGCGTACGTGGAAGTCCGGGCGGTACACATCCGACAGCGGAAACTCACGCTACGGAAGCGGACCCCGGCTAACCAGTGGCGCCAAGCGAGGTATAACTGATGAGCTACTTTGCAGGATCGTACCGGCAGCTCCTGTTCGGGGTAAGCCAACAGACTGCCAAGGATCGCCTTGAGGGGCAGGTCGAATCGCAGTTGAACATGCAGAGTGATCTGGTGACAGGCCCTCGCCGCCGTAGCCCGGTGCGCTTGATTGCCGATGCCATGGCCGCTACCGATGCCAACCGCCTCGCGTACTCTCTCGCCACCTTCTCGGGTCGTGAAGTCCTTCTGGTGGTGGATACGCTGGCAGGTACGCTGACCATCTTGGACGACGCAACCGGCGCAACCCTGTTCACCGGCACTAATAACTACCTCACGGCAGACACTGGGAGAAGTATCCGGTTCGCTGCGCTGGATGACAGCGTGTTCGTGGCGAACACCGAGGTTATCCCGCAGACGCAGCTATGGTCCGGTACAAGTGCGTACCCAGACCCGGCACGCTCAGGCTACCTGTATGTCGTGGCGGGGGCGTTCTCGAAGCAGTATCGCCTATCCATCACCAACCATGTCACAGGTGTCACGACCTCCGTGGACGTAACCACCTCCGCAACAGTGGCCAACGAAGCTACAGGGGAGTACGTGATCACGCGGCTCCGCACGGCGGCAGAGGCGAATGCGACCATTGGCACTGCCGCTGGTTTTGCGTACTACCAGGACGGGGCGTACCTGTACGTTACCGCGCCAGTGGCAATCGCGGTAAGTACCGACTCTGGTAGCAACTTCCTACGGGCAAGTAATGCAGCCAGTATCCGTGACGCCGCCGAGCTGCCTGCGAAGCTACCTGCCGCTGCGAACGGGTTCATCATCGCTACCGGCACGGCCAAGAACAAGACGTACTTCCGCTGGGTCGATCTTGAGCGGAAGTGGGACGAGGATGCGTCTCGGGGTGCACAAGTTGAGCTGATTGACATGCCGCTACAGATCACGTACTCGGCCCCGAACTTCAGCCTGACTGCCTTGAACTACGAGCGCCGTGCCTCTGGGGATGCTACGTCGAACCCTGCCTTGAAGTTCACGGAGCAGGGTATCTCTGGGATGACGACCATGCAGGGGCGGTTGGTTCTGCTGGCTGGCGAGTACGTGTGCATGTCTGCGAGCGGGAATCCGCTGCGTTGGTTCCGGGCGAGTATCAGTACCCAGTCCGACGACGACCCTATAGAGGTCGCGGCTACTGCTCCAGTGGCTTCCCCGTACGAGTACGCCGTGGCCTTCAACAAGGACCTTGTACTCTTCGCCAAAACCCACCAAGGCCTGGTGCCAGGGGCGAACTTGCTCACGAGTCGCAACGCCACGGCGGCGGTCGTCACAGAGTACAGCTTCCAGAACTCCTGCTCGCCAGTGGTCGCTGGGCGCACAGTGTTCTTCGCCAGTCCTCGGAGTGGTCCGTGGAGCGCGGTGTGGGAGATGCTGCCAAGCCAGTACACTGATGCCCAAGTGGAGGCGAGCGACAGTACGTCGCACCTGCCGAAGTACATTGCGGGGCCTGTACGCTTCTTGGCGACCTCCAGTACAACGGGCATCGTGGTCGTGGGCACGTCGAATCTCCGCGAGTTGGTTGTGCACGAGTACCTCTGGCAAGGTGGGGAGAAGGTTCACGCCGCGTGGCATAAGTGGAGCTTCCCGCAGGACATCACAGGTGCGTACTTCCGGGGCGACCGCCTCATCCTGCTGTTCCACGTTGCGGGTCGGGTCATCCTCGGCGAGCTGTTCATGCAACGCCTTGGGGATGCCCAGAGTACCCCAGGTGGATTCCTGGACCTGTACCGTGTAGGTGTAGCCAACGCTGACGAGGAGGTCGCCATCCCGGAGTTCGCTGCGAATCTGTACCCGGAAGATAGTACCTTCGCGTACAAGCTCTCTGGTGAGTTCCAATCCCTCGGCCAGCGCTGTGGGGGTCGTCGGGTAGACGGGGCCACGGTGTACATCAAGGTCATCGGGGCGCAGGTGGGGGACCAGTACCGGATCGGCCTACGCTACCTCTCGAAACTTGGGCCAACCCGCCCCATCCTACGGGACCCCAATGGCGTACCTATCACTACAGAGCGCACGCAGTTGCACCGTTTAACGTGGTCTCTGGACAGTACCGGGGAAGTGACGTTCCGTGTAGCCGATCAGGCACGCGGGGAGTCCGCGTACACGACCACGCCGCTTCGCCTGTACAGTCGAGACCTGGGTGCGGGTTTGCCCCTAGCAGCAACGGCGACCCTCGACACCCCTGCCAGGGTGGATATGCAGACGGCGCAGTTCTCCTTGGAGACTGACGACTACTACGACATGAACATTACCAGCCTGGAGTACGGGTTCCGGTACAACCAGCGCTATAGGAGGCAGTAATGGCATTACCAGCACTACTCGCCATCGGCGGGTTGTCGGCAGCCCAAGGTATCTTCGGCGGGTTGCAACAACGCCAGCAGATCAAGGCACAGAATAAGCTCACCAAGGAAGCCAACCGCAGGAACGTCCTAGAGGCGTTCCAGGGCGTATCGGCTATCGAGGTGCAGCGCGGACAAGTGCGCACGCAGACCGCCAAGAACCTCCAGTTAGCGGGGCGTATGGCGGACGAGGCGCGTGGCAGCACTCGCGCCGCCCAGGCCGCTGCTGGCGTGAAGGGTGCGAGCGTTGACGCGACCTTGGACGACATCGACCGCGAGCAGGCTGAGGTGTCTGTTGAGCTACAACAGCAGCACATCGCGCAAGAGTTCGACCTGAACAACCGTATCCGTGAACTGATGGTCGGCACCAGTGCCGGCTTAGGCCAGCTCCAGAAGGTCCCGAGTACCGGGAGTATCCTTCTCGGTGGTCTTGTCCAGGGCGGCCTGTCGGCAGGCTCCGCGTACGCCGCCCAGGCGTTCTCTTTCGGTAGTTTCGGCGGTACATCAACCGCTGGCGGCACATACGGCCAAAGCGGCGTAGCTGTCGCCGGTCAAGCTGGATTCCGCTCAGGCGTAGGGCCTGGGCGATAGGAGAGTAATATGGCTGAACTCGATCCGCCGCGCTTGCGGCTAGCCACTGGCAACCTGGGCCAGGTGGGCGGTTACAACCCACAACGATTCCAGGCAGAGCGTGCGCAGGCCGAGGACAACGTAGCGCTCCAGGCCCTGAGTGGCCTGCTCCAGATCGGCGAGGGTATCGCCCAGGAGAAGTTCGCTTCCGACGTGAAGCAGGAGTACATGCAGGGTCAGCGGGCACGGATGCTCGGGCAGGCCCTAGAGGACGTGGAGGGCGACCCGCTCGCCCGCCCATTTATCCGAGGTGGCTTCCAAGACCAGGACTACCGTATCCGCCAAGCGGAGATGAGTCAGCGGGTGCAGGCGTTCATCCAAACCAAAGGGCGCATGTTGCCGCCTGAGCAGTTCCTTCAGGAGTTGGGGCGAGAGTCTCGTGCGATCCTAGAGGGTATGGGTGACGGCCTGTCCAATCAGGGTCGTGCCCAGGCCCTCGCCTCCCAGACCCAACTGGAGGAGGCCCTCGTCGGTGCGCACGCTAAGGCGTACAAGGCGTGGGGTATCGAGGAGGCAGGTAAGCGCATCTCTGCGCAGGGTAACAGCATCCTGACAAGCTATGGCAAGGCCAAGCTCGGTGGTGACTTCGAGGCGCAGCAGCAGTACGCCTCGCAGATCGTAGGCTTCTACCGTGATGTGGCCACCTCTGACACCTTGCCCGAGGATATGCGGCAGCAGGTGGCTGAGCAGTTCCTGATGGGTGTGCTCAGTGAAGATCACCGTGAGGTGGTCACAGCCATGAAGGACATGGGCCTCCTGGACACCCTCGGATTCGACACCCGTGTAAAGGTGAACGAAGGGATTCGAGCCTCGGAGGGCCGCACCCGCGCCCTGGACGCCGTAGGGGTCAGCCGCAGCTCTGCTGAGTTCGAGGCCCGTGTCGAGCAGGGTAGCATTACACCCGAGGACATGTTGCTGTATACGGCGCAGGAGGCTGCTGCGGGCCGTATGACCGCGAATCAGCAGAAGGCTCTGTGGGACAAGTGGTACACGTCGAAGTCGAACAAGCAGGCGTTGGTGGGTGCTCTCGATGCCCTGCAACGGGGCGATAAGCAGGCCCTGGACAATCTCGGCTGGTCTGTGCCCCAGGCCCTCGATGCCTGGTACGAGCAGGCAGACCTCCAGCAGATGCCGGTGGCCACCAAGGCCGCAGCGGCTCTGCGTATGGGGACGCGCCTCGGTACTATTCCTAAGCGTGCAGCGACTGAGGTGAACGCCGCCGTGCGCAGCCTAACCCTGAACCCGGACGCCGCAAACCCGGCTCAGGTTGAGCTTGTGCGGGCCTTCGTGGACGAATCCATTCGGGTATCCACCACGAACCCTGCTGGCGAGTCAACCCTCCTGAGTGCCTTGGACCGAGAGATTCAACCGCTGTTCAGCCAGATGCTGGTGGACGTGCCGAACGGCACCGACCCGGTGCAGAGCCTGCGCAATGCGGCCCTGGCCCAGGCAGCCTACGAGAAGCTCGACCAACCCTCCAGGCAGGCCCAGACCCGCAAGCTGGAGGAAGCGGTGCAGGCTGAGATTCAGACCGGCAAGTTCGCCCAGCTCTGGGGACTCGTCACTGAAGGTAGCAGAACTCGGAACGAGGGTCAAGCGTTCGAGACGCTGCGGGCACAGACCACCATGGAGGCAGCGGCTCTGGCACGTCAGCCCCAGTACGCTGGGTTGTCGCCCAGTGCGATTGCGAAACTGGCCACTGCCAGGGTCCAGGCGCGCACCATTGAGGTCAGCCCCAAAGGCAGCAAGACCACGCGGGTAGTGCTTCCCAGAAATGTCGCACTAGAACGACTAGTAGATAACCCCCGAGCCACAAAAGATCGAGTGTCGGCTGCGCTGGTGGAGCTGTACCCGCCCTCTGCAAAAGGATTCCAACGAGAGTTCTACACGGACGGCGCGGGTGTATGGACGACGGAAGTGGATTCCGATGGCGTTCCCGCAGAACCGGAACTGGTGAATTGGCAGCGCGTCAGTCAGCAGATCGACAAGCAGATCGACGAGACCGTCGGCAAGGCCAACCGAGCCTACGCGGGTGAGGTGGTTAAGCACGGCGATGTCGAGCTGAGTATCTCGGGCCGCACCAGTACAAGCATTCGACCGGATGCTGTGTTGCAGTGGCGCCGCGATCTGGTACAGCAGGAAGGCATTCGCCTCACCGCGTACAAGGATCGTAACGGGGTGGCTGTAGGTGTCGGCGAGAATGTCACCGGGCGCATGAAGGTGGGCGACACGATCACCCGCGAAGAAGCCGAGCTGGCCTTCCTCGACAGTTCCGACAAGGCGCTGCTGGAGGGTGAGCGCATTGCGCAAGAGCTGGGCGTAACTGCCGTGTGGTCGAAGCTGGCCCTCGGCAGTGCCGTGTATCAGCTTGGCCCGCAAGGTGCACGGGGGTTCGAGAAGACCTTTGAGGCAATTCGCAACAAGGACTTCGACACTTTCGAGAAGCAGGTGCGGAAGTCCAAGTGGTACAAGCAAACCCCAGACCGTGCCGAGTACTTCATCACGAAGATGAAGGGGCACTTCTACGGAGACTAACGGAGGCTACATGGCCAATCCCACACCACCGAAGATTCAACTCTCCCCGGAGGAGTTCGCGCAAGTGAACGAGGGTGCGGCCACCTCCCCCACCCAGGACTGGTCCCCAGTGGACCAGGGCCTGGCTGGACAGATTGCAGAGCGCGAGCAACTGCTTCGTGCTCAGCCGCTTGAGATGGCCATTGCTGACGACAAGCGCAGCACTTGGGACACCTGGCAGGCCGGTCTACAAGAGACCGAGACCGCGTACTTGCTGCGGGCGTACTTGGAGGACCGGGACGAGATGTTCCCGCGCCACGACCCGAACTTCGACATCAAGCGGGAGTACGGCGACATCCTCCGTGCGCACGGCATCCAGGACAACGACAACAACCTGACTGCCCTGTCCAAGGCCACGTCCTCAGAGGAGGCGAGCTGGATCGCTACCTCCATCGCTGATAAGGAGGCCCGCCAGGCCGTCTTAGCCCAGCATGGTGCCCTCGCCTTTACAACGGCCATGGTCGATCCGCTGACCCTGCTGGCAGACATCGCCACCTTCGGCGGCACCAGGGCGCTGAAGATGGGGAGGCTATCCTCTGCCATGGCAGGCGGGAGTTCTGCCGTCGCCGTGTCTACTATGGCGGATTACGCCGGCAAGGATTACGAGGTGCTGGACCACGCCATTACCTTCGGTGTGACTGCCGGGGTGTTTGCCCTGTTCGGCGGGCGTGGCCTGGACGGCCTCCGTGCGCAAGTGGGTACACCCGGTGTACCCGCCGACATGTCCTCCCGCCTGACGGACTTCCTCTCGGAGACCGACAAGCTCATCTCCCCATCCGCTGAATCAGCAGCGTTGCTGGCCAACGTGGTGGACGATCCAGTACGTCGTGCTGGTATCCTGACCAACGATAACGCTGTCAGCACCTTCCGGGTGAACTCTAACGTCCTCGACGGCACCTTTGCCAAATGGACCGAAAGTCTGGAGAGGGTTATCGCCCAGCGCGAAGGTCTCGGTACGTTCAGTATCAAGATGGACGCCAGTGGCCGTTACGGCGCAGCGCGGGATGCGCTGGAGCGCAGGGTGGCAGAGGAGTTGGCCCGCCGCGATGCAGAGTGGACCCGCTTCGGTGCCGTCTCCGACGTGCGCATTGACCCGGACGTAAAGCGTCTGGCCGACGAGTACGAGCAGATGATGACTCAAGGGGCGGAGCTAGCCAAGCGCCAGGGTCTAGCTGGGTTCGAGGACTTCACGCCCCGCCCCGGATACTTCCACCGCTCCTGGAGCGAGTCGAAGATTCGTGCCCTGGAGGACGCCTATGGTCGCAAGACCGTGAAGAACCTGCTCACCGAGAGTATCGTGCGGGGCCTTCGCCTGACTAAGAAAGAGGCTGGGTTGATCAGCACCGCGATCCTCACCCGCGCCAGGTCCAAAGCTGCCGGATTGCGCCCAGAGTTCATGGGTGCCCTGGGTAAGGCCGACACGGATGCGATCCGCACAATGCTCGTGGAGGCCGGTACAGACGACGCTACGATCAAGAGCGTCATGGGCCGTATTGAGCAGAACCTTGACGAGGCGGGCAAGTCAAAGTACAGTAAGACCCGCCTGCCGTTGGATATGACTGTGAAGATCACCACGCCGGATGGGCGTACCATCTCGGTGTTGGATATGATCGACACGGACCTCAGCCGCCTGGCTGAGAACTACAACCAGCAAATGGCAGGTCGTTCTGCTCTCGCAGCAGCCGGTGTAGGTGGTGACGATGCAAGCATCCAAGCCCTTCGCGGGCGTTACTACGACACCCTAGTGAACGCAAGGCTCAAGGATGCGGACATTGACGACCGCATGCTCCAGTTCGATCACCTAATGTCAGACTTCACCGGCAACCGTCCACCTGGCACTGTGCTGGGTGTAACTGCCCAGCGGGCCAAGAGCCTCGCTCAGGGCACTATGCTGGCAGCCTCCGGGCTGTGGCAGGTGGCTGAGTATGGCACCTTAGCATACCGTCATGGGGCGGCTCGTACCACAGCGGAGTTCTTCAAGCAGTTCCCAGGAGTTGCTGGCTACCTGCG